TGAAAGTTGCACAATAGGATAAGCAGAAGGACAGTCTAGAGACATCTCAGAGTCACCTCTATAGATGTATTACTCTATGATTACTTCTCTCAGAGTTACCTCTTTACAAGGAACCATTTGAAATGACCGCAGAATTTCTTCAGGATGACTTGATGTCCGTCCAGCTCCAACTGGAGGAGGAGATGACCCGACGGGGGGCTGAGGCCTACCTGCGGAATGTCGCCCGCGCCGTACAGGCTGGCCGGGAGGACGGCACCAGCTACGGGCAGACCATCCTGTCCCACCGCCTCGACACGCTGGCTCTGGCGATCGATGAGTGGAAGGCCGAGGCCGGCATTGGCAGGGCTGGCAACCGCAACACCGCCTACCAGAAGATCAAGGATGTGGACTCCAGGCTTCTGTCCTACCTGACCCTCAAGGGGGTGCTGGCGGGAGTCTCCGGGCTGCGGACCCTCCAGCTCGTGGGTGTCACCATCGGCACCGCTGTGGAGGATGAGCTGCGCTTCAGCCTGATCCGTGAGGCGGAACGCAAGGCCTACGAGCGGCTGGTCAAGGGTGCCCAGAAGCGGACCTCGGCCCACTACAAGCATGTCTACGCGGTCAGGGCTGCGGACAAGCTGGAGGACGGCTGGGTCAAGTGGACCCGGGTCGAGCGACTCCATGTCGGGCTGCGCCTGCTGGACATCTGCATGGCTACCCTCGGGCTGGTCGAGATCGCCCACCAGAAGATCGACAAGGAGCAGTCCATCAAGTACGTCAAGGCCACGCCCGAGACGCTGGAGTGGATCGAAAAGAAGAACGATGCGGTGCGCTACCTGCGGCCTGTCTACGAGCCGATGGTGGTGCAGCCCCGGGATTGGACCAACCCCTTCGACGGGGGCTACGTCTCCTCCAACGTCAAACCCCTGAAGCTGGTCAAGACCAAGAACCGGGCGTATCTGGAGGAACTGAAGGCGGTCGAGATGCCGATTGTCTACGAGGCGGTCAACGCCCTCCAGCGTACCCCGTGGCAGATCAACAGCCAGATCCTGGAGGTCATGCAGACGCTCTGGGACAACGGCTCAGAGCTGGCCGGCCTGCCCCCTCGGGATGGTCTGCCGCTGCCCTCCAAGCCCGACGACATCGCCACCAATGAGGAGGCGAAGAAGTCCTACCGGGTCGAGGCTGCCAAGATCCATGTCAAGAACCTGTCGATCCTCGGCCACCGAATTGGCCTGAACATGACGCTGGACGTTGCCCGCCGGTATGAGAAGTTCCGCAAGATCTTCTTCCCCTACCAGCTCGACTTCCGTGGTCGCATCTACGCTGTCCCCCATTTGAATCCGCAGGGGTCTGACTATCAGAAGGCGCTCCTTCGCTTTGCGAACGGCAAGCCATTGGGCAGCGAGGGTTGGAAGTGGTTGGCTATCCACGGGGCCAACGTGGCGGGATACGACAAGGTGTCCCTTGAAGACCGTGTCAACTGGGTGCTGGAAAATGAAGACGAAATCCTTCGGATCGCAAAGGATCCGTATAACTCTCGCGGATGGGCAAGTTCGGTGGGAGGGGTGGAAATTGATAAGCCATGGCAGTTCCTGGCATTTTGTTTCGAGTGGGCCGGTTACTGCGAGCATGGTGACTCGTTCGTATCAAAGCTGCCCGTGGCTATGGACGGTTCATGCTCTGGCATCCAGCACTTCTCGGCCATGCTCCGGGACGAAGTCGGCGGGGCCGCAGTTAACCTCACTCCGAGGGACTTACCCGCAGATGTCTATCAGCTCGTTGCTAACCGGGTGATCGAACAGTGCGAGCGAGACCTAGAGTCGGGCACCGAGGATGAGCTGCGCCACACCGATGACGGCTACCCGTTCGTCAAGGAGGGCACCAAGTCCATCGCTCGGCAGTGGCTGGAGTTCGGTATCACCCGCAAGGTTTGCAAACGCTCGGTCATGACGCTGGCCTACGGCTCCAAGGAGTTCGGCTTCAAGGAGCAGGTGATGGAGGACATCCTCTTCCCCGCCCGCCACTCTGGCAAACCCTTCCCGTTCACCGGGGATGGATTCCAGGCGGCAGCCTACATGGCGAAGGCCATCTGGGTGGCGGTTAACAAGGTTCTCGTCAAGGCGGGTGAGGCCATGCGCTGGCTCCAGCATGCGGCATCCCTTGCCGCCAGTGAGGAGCTGCCGGTGCGCTGGACCACGCCTGTCGGATTCCCGGTGATGCAGGCCTACCCGGATGTCGAGGCCCGCAAGGTGAAGACCGCGATCAATGGCCGGCTGGTCTACCTCCTGATGAACAAGGAGAAGGACAAGCTGGACCGACGGTCGCAGTCTCAGGGCATCGCCCCCAACTACGTTCACTCGTGTGACGCAGCGCACATGATGCTGACCGTGGTGCGGGCAAAGCAGCAGGGCATCGACAACTTCGCCATGATCCACGACTCGTTCGGGACCACGGCAGGGGATGTCGAGGATCTCTACCACGTTGTCCGCGAGTCCTTCGTGGAGATGTACTCGGAGATCGATGTGCTGGAGTCGTTCCGTGGCGAGATCTGGCAGCAGCTCTCTGAGAAGAACCGCAAGAAGCTGGAGGATCTGCCGGCGAAGGGATCGCTGGACATCACACAGGTATGCAATTCACGCTACTGCTTTGCCTAAATGCTTGTCAGGTGGGAACCATTCCCTCCTGGCATTTGAAAGTTGCACAATAGGATAACCAACCCAAAGGATTTCCATGAAGACCATTACGATGACTATGCGCGATGAGCGCGGCGATGTGACCATCCGCGAAGAGTTCGATGAGGACTGCTCTTCGCTCGCAATCTCCTACACCTTCACCAAGTTCCTCCGCGCCATGGGCTACATGGCTCGCATCAACGACGATCAGGTGGAGGAGTATGTCGCAGCAGCCCCTGAAGGTGAGAAGCTGTGGTGATCCGAGTACGCCTGCCTGATGGTACGTTCCGGGACTTCGCCACCAAGGACGAAGCCCACAAGTTCATTGCTGAAATGAAAGAAGCCTACGACGGCTATTTGAAATGACCAAACCCAAGAACGAACGCTTCACCACGCCTGCTGGTATTGCTGGCTACCCCTATCTGACCAAGCCTGACACGAAGTTCAATCCTGATGGCGAGTACAAGGTGGACCTCACTCTGACGAGCGAGTCCGCCAATGACATCGTCACCTTTTTGGATGAACGGCATGCCGCCGCCGTGGAGAAGGCCAAGAAAGAAAACCCCGGCAAGAAGATCAAGGAAGGCAACCTTCCGTATGACACTGCCGAGACCGGCGATGTGAAGGTGAAATTCAAGCTGAAGGCCAAAGGCAAGACCAAGGCCGGCGAGGAGTTCACCCAGAAGCCGGCCCTGTTCGATGCCAAGGGCAAGCCCCTGACTGATGTGTCGGTTGGCAGCGGCTCCAAGATCAAGGTCGCCTACGAGTGCGTCCCCTACTACACCGCGATTGCCGGTGCGGGTGTGACGCTGCGACTGAAGGCGGTCCAAGTGATCGACCTGAAGGAGTACACGGGCGGTGCCGGTGCCGGTGCCTATGGCTTTGGCGAAGAAGAAGGGTACGAGGCTTCCGACGAAGCCCAAGAGAATGGCTTCAACAACGAAGAAGAGTCCGACGAAAAGGACTTCTAAGAAGCCGTTGACCACGAGACAGGTCGGACTCAAGTACGGGTTCCGATCTGGTCTGGAGGAGACGATCGCAGAACAGCTCACCTCGAAAGGGGTGGGCTTTTCTTTTGAGGAACTGGTTATCCCCTACGTGAAACCAGAGAAGCCCGCGAAGTACACTCCCGACTTTGTCCTCGCCAACGGCATCATCATTGAATCGAAGGGGCGCTTCCTGACCGAGGACCGGCAGAAGCATCTGCTCGTGAAGAAGCAGCACCCCGAGTACGACATCAGGTTCGTCTTCTCCAATTCCAGGACAAAGATCTCCAAGAGATCCAAGACCACCTATGCGGATTGGTGTGACAAGAACGGCTTTCTCTACGCAGACAAGGAGATTCCTGATGCGTGGCTGAAGGAATGAGATGGCATACATGAGTAACACGAAGAAGCGGCCCAAGACCGACTTCATCGCAGTACATTGCAGCGCAACTGCGAAACAGGACATTGGCGCTGCTGACATCGACAAGTGGCACCGCAAGAATGGATGGGCCTGCATCGGATACCACTACGTGATCCGGCGCAATGGCACTGTCGAGGAGGGCCGGGACGAGGGCGTGATTGGTGCCCATGTCGCAGGCTTCAACGAGAACTCCATCGGCATCTGCATGGTGGGCGGTGTATCAGCCGATGATATTTCCAAGGCTGAAAACAATTTCACCAAAGAGCAGTTCGCC